TCGGCGACTGTAGATGTGGGTCTTGACTATGTATTGACAGTCGCGACAAGCACAGATATTTACCAGCCTCAAAACTTCAAGGGCCTAACGATCCAAGCTTTACTAATAGACGATCCGATAGAGGGTACTCTAGATTTAGCTGGGGTCTACGAAGTAAGCAATATTGTTAAATCAGGAAGTGCTAGTTCATGGGTTTATGAGATTTCATTAGTTAATCCGCAAGCTGTTAACCAGAATTTCTTGAAGATGACTGAAGCGGCCTCTAGCTCTATTTCTGGCACACTCACAGATAATATCGATAGTATGGACCTAGACGGAACATACACAATCAATATTAACTCTGGCACATCAATTACCTTGTCAGCGCCTGATGCTACAAATCCAGATTGGTTGAAACTCCAGAATTGGGGTAGTACAACAGGCAATATGGTTGGCTTATATGGTTCACAAGAGAATTGGTTAGGGTGGTATGAAACCGACACAGAAGGCGACCAAATATTTGCTAACTTCAATGCGCCACAAGGTCTATATCACATTGGCGAGAAGGGCTATAAAGAAGTTATTGGTGTTCAGCTTGAAATGGAGTATCAACTTCTAGACTCCACTGGTACTCCAACAGGCACGATTTATAGTATTTCTGAAAACCTTTTCGGTAATCCTCAGAGTATTGCAAGTCCGGTTGGTTTGACGCTAAAAGCAACACTGCCATCTACAAGCCGCCTTCGATATAGATTAAGACGACTTACTGTACATTCTTCAAAGGGCACTGTAGTAGATGAAGTCCAAGCGCACTCGGTCTATATCATGACGGCTTTAACCAAGCTTGCTTATGATGACGTAACTTTAGTTCGCACTGTTACTGTTACCAATGACATTACTTCCGGAGTAAAAAAGCGTGAGTTAAATATGCTTGCTACTCGCAAAGTCTTTTCATACGAATCAGGTTCTAAATCACCTGAACGCATTGCATCTAACAAATTTGCCGACATCGTTTGTGCCGTTACTACAGATGATTATATAGGTCGTAGGTCTATAGACACGATTGATATTCAAGACTTGTATGCAACTCAAAGCCAAATTGAAACCTATTTTGGAACAGCTAAAGCTATTGAGTTTAACTACACGTTTGATAATGACAATATGTCATATGAAGAGACCCTTGCGACTATTGCATCTTCTGTCTTTTGTAATGCCCGAAGAACATCAGGGAAAATCTATTTTCAATTTGAGAGGGTGAATCCTTCATCATCAATCTTATTTAATCACCGGAACAAAAAACCACAATCTGAGACTGTGACAACGCGTTTTGGAAAGGATAAACAATATGATGGTGTTGAAGCAACGTGGCGTAATGCAAGTGAAAACTACACGGAAGAGTCAATTAAGCTTCCGAATGAAGGTATCACCAATCCGAAAAAAATTGATTTGGTTGGCGTTACCAACAAAGTGCAAGCGCACTTCTTGGCGCATCGTGCATGGAACAGGATCCAATATCAGAGGGAGACAATTCAATTCACAGCTTACGGTGAAGCTGATCTCGTTACGATTAATGATCGGATTGCTGTTGTAAAAGACTCAATTCCGACGCTTGTTCCTCTCGGTGCCGAAGGTGGATTTACTTCAGGTGAAATTGAAGCTTGGACAGGTCAAAACATCCAAGTCTCACAACCTGTTCATTTAGATGTAGCAAAGTCATTCACAATTCACTTGCAGCTATCAAATGGCTCAGTAGAAACAATGTTAGTCACACAAGGTGTAGATGAGTGGTATTTAGTTCTAGAGCGTTTGCCAATATTGCCATTGATTACTACTTTAGATGGAAAAGTTACATCTACGAATTACTCCATCACACTGTCAAATGAATTAGATAGTGAGGCCTATCTCATTTCTGAAAAATCGCCAAGCGCTACTTTTGAAAGTGAGATTACTGCTGTGAACTATGACGAACGTTACTACTCAAATGATAGTGATTACATCAACAACCTAATTTCATAAATCAAGATTAACCACAAGCCCGCATAAAGCGGGCTTTTTTATTGAGTGTAAAAATATGTCAGATTTACAAACCAAAGTAGATAACGCAATTGTCGACATGGGGACAGTAGAAAAGTTCTCAAGTGTCGATGAGTTTACAGATGTTATTAGCCGATTAGGACGTGTCTATCCTAGCCTTGCAAAGGCCATTCGAACTTTAATGGAGACTGGTGGCTGGAAAGCTTACAGCACTGAAGCTGAGCTATTAGCTACCGTTCCAACAGTCAATCCATCAGTCGGTTATGCTTTCGACACGAAAAAACTTTATAAGTGGAATGGTACTGCTTGGATTGACGAAGGAGTAAGCGCACTAGATCAAGCAAAAACCTACGCAGATGGTAAAATATTAGAACTCGGATTTGTCAATGGTCAAAACATAGTAGATAAATCTAAAGTCACAGTTGGAAAATATGTAGTTTATACAGTTGGTGTTTTGGGTGATAACCCTGCATACTCAGCTTCTGATTTTTGTGAAGTTTCACCAAGCACTGAATATCGTGTAACTGAAGGCTACAATCAACAGTTTGCGTTTTACGATGCAAATAAAGTTTATATTTCAGGTATATTAGACGCTAGTTCTACATCTAAATTTACAACACCTTCTAATGCTAAGTACGTCAGATTTACTGTTCAAAACGAGTCAGTAAGTACGTTCATGGTTTGTAAATCAAGCGAATATCCCGCTGATTATGTACCTTATGTTCTCAAGAATAAAAATCTGACAGTCGATGCTGATTTAATTAAAAACCTACCAACAAAAATTAAAGAATGGCTCGGTTTTAGCAGCGTAAATATTGTTGATACAACAAAAGTTGTGGAAGGAAAGTACGTTAATTATCAGAACGGATTTCTTGGTAATAACGCTACTTTTGTTACAGCAGGACCTTATTCCGTTAAGCCAAATACACTCTATAAAACATCTAGCAACTATGATCAGCAGTTTGCTTTTTACGATGAAAACATGGTTTATATATCTGGATTGGTGGCTCCTGATGCAAATAAACAATTCACAACCCCAGCTAATGCTAAGTTTGCAAAATTCTCTATTCAAAGTTCAATATTGAACTCAGTAGTGATTGCTGAAAACTCAGTTTTTCCAGCATCTTATGTGCCGTATTCTGTAAATATTAAAGATTTACAGCTTACATCTGATCAAGTGCAAAGCAGTATCAATGATATTAAAGACGCGTTGGGTTTTGAAATTATCAACATTATTGATACAACTAAGGTAACTCAAGATAGATATGTTAATTATCAAAACGGTGGAATTGGTACAAATACTACTTTTGTTGTTACAGACTATATTGAAGTAAAGCCGAGCACTGAATATCAAGTATCAAGTTTTTATAATCAACAGTTTGCTTTCTTTGATGCTGCATTTGTATACATCTCAGGGCTAGCAGCACCCGATTCAAGCAAGAAATTCACAACCCCAGCTAATGCAAAATATGTTAGATTTTCTATACCTAAAACCCAATTATCTACACTTGTCGTAGCTGAAAGTTCTATTTTCCCTTCTGAATACGTGTCTCATGAGGTTCGTTTAGCCGATAATTTAATTATCGGTAGTTCAGAAAACAAGACAACTGAAATTCTGACTTCTGCTGAGAATGGTGCTACGGGTGCTGCATTCACAGGCAAAAACGCTGTTCAGCTTGCTCTAAACAGTATTACTGCTGCTACTGATAAGAACCGCTATGTAATACGCACAAAAGGCTTTCACAAAGTTAATGTGGCAGCAGATGTGATTGGTTATCCGGGCTATCCATCAATGATCTTGGCAAAGGACCATGTTGACATTATTGGTGACGGTAAAACGGTATTCTGGTGCGAATTGCCTTACAACGATGCAGATATTGGACCCTCTGCTAACGGAAGTACTTATCCTCGAACTCAATATCAGACTCTCTACAGTTACGCAAAAGATTCACTAATCAAAGACGTAACATTTGTCATTGTCAATGGTCGTTATGCGTTACATCTGGATAATTCGAATGGAGTAAATACTACGCATAAGTTTGACGGTGTTTGGTTCGTCTTCAAGGGTGACAAAGGTTCTAAACAGGCGTTGGGTATAGGTACGCACACTGGCGAAGAAACATATTTCATCGGCGGTGGTAGCCATTCTGACTCAGGACAACCTTTGTATTGTCATAACAACACCAAATTCGATAAGCCATCGTTAATGTCATTTAATGGGCACAAGTTATCTAGCAATACAAGTAAATTAATTGCTCGTATTGAGAGTGACGGCTCATTAGTGAATGACAAAATGGAGTTTATTGGTTGTAGTTTTGGTGGTACTGCATATGTCATCGAATACGGTGAATTATGGTTGAGAGCAAACCCAGCTCAGAACTATGATTCGTTCAATCATGCGGAATGGCAGCTAGAAGGATATGGAAACGAGCCGTTCTTATTTGATAACAAGGTTAATGGTTACTGTTTGCGATTCAAAACTACTGCAACGGGTTCCGGTAATTCAATCCGCTTTGATAAAAACTCTTCTGCATATCCACTTTTGATTAAA